TTCTTTTAATATTTCATCATCACGAGGAATAGGGTTATAAGTCATGATTACCACCTAATCTTTTGATAATTCTTCTAAAAAAGAATCAAATGCTTTATCTCTTTCAATTTCACTTAAATATTTAATACCCACACATCGTCCATTTAATTCAAGAATTGATATAAATAACTTATCATCTTTAAATACTTTTAGTATTTGAGATTTTCTTAAAATCCAGTTTTCAAATCTTATAAATCTGTCTTGCATTTAATTCTCCTCATTGCCACCTAAAGACGGGATTAAAATAATCTATCTTTTCTACAGGCGCCTTCTCAGCTATTATTCTATCCGCACAGAACTCCATTGCGATATACTGCAATGCATCATGAATATGGGATGAAAAATTCTTATGCGGGACTTCTTTATAGCGTTCTTCGCCACCAACACTGATACGTTTATAACAGTAATCCTTCACAAACCCACGAATCAATTGCTTACAGCCATCACGAGAAATAATAATAGCGGGCTGCCCATCAATCATAGTGTTGAGATAATATCGTACCGACCCAATACGACTCTCAAGCTCATTAGTTCTTCCTGGATTTGTATTTATGCCAAGACTATTCAACTCACCTATACAACTCAACTCTTCCATGATTGTATCACCGGCTATACCACTCGGATCAGCAACAGATATACCAATGCGATTATAAGGGAAGTCGTGAGCCAACCCAGGCAACACAACATTCTTCGCAAAGGTTCTAATACCCATATCTTCAGAGGTATACTCTTTCAACACTTTTAACTGACCGCGTGGTGTTACTTGAACGACAATACAACATGGCGTTAATCCAAAGTCCCAACCTAAATGAATCGGATCACCTTGTGTCGCTAAGACGATATCTCTTGCGTGAAAGTCACTATTGAACTCTGGATAGACTTTTTTGCCAAATCCAACAGAGCCCCACTCACCCAAACAGTAAACTTTGACAAAGTCCTCAGTCTGACCTTCAGCAAGCTTGAGGTAATAGTCATGAGCCAAATTGCCAGCATTATCGCAACGCGAATTTTCAACCCACTTCTCTTCATGTTTTATCAATCCTGGCGGTTGTTTAAATAGTTTATAGCTTTCAAGGGATTTCAATTCAAAGTCTTTATATAACCAATGATCGATATCTGGAGGGTTAGTATCAGCAATAATCCCAGACCAATAATCATCAGAACAAAAACTTCGAGAAGGATATCTCTTATTAACCCGTCCTTTAAGATGCGATAAAGCTCCTTGGGGCACTTCCGATAATTCATTAATATAACAACCTGTTAATTCAAGCGACTTTACTTTACGTAAATCTTCTTCACGGTCAAGCGCTAAAAATAATAACTCCAATACTACAACGCCGTTACCGTCATTAAAGGTGTGTTCGTAGGTGAGGATGGGTTTTTGTCTTTTTCGCACGTCACCAAGAGTGCCAAACCAAGTAAGCCAGGTTTGGAGGGTTGTACTCTGTAACTCGCCGCTTGTATTTCGGACGATAGCCCAGCGAGATCGTCTCTGGCCTGAAGACCATTTTGGCATTGCACATGCGCGTCTGACAATGTCGTTAACGCAGAGCGTACTTTTGCCAGATCCGTATGGACCCATAACACATTTAACAAAACTATTATCATCATGAAAAGATTGGCCAGTAGGAGAAGGGATATAAATCTTGTCTTGAGCACCTGGAACATAAATACGCGTTTCCTTTTCATTAAATTGAATATGTTGATTACGTGCTTGTGCTTGAGATTTCATAAGCTCTGCGGCACGTTGCTGACACTGCGCAAGTGTCATCATTTTAAATAATCCTTACGTGATTCTTTGAGGTTTTCTTGTGTTTTATAACGTGCACCACATTTGATGCATTCCCGTTGCCTTATAATTATCTCATTATCATCTTTAGACGTACGAATAACATGCGAATCGGGATATTTGCATTTCGGACAAAGCATCTAAGCATCCTAGCTATTACATATCGTTTTTATTGTGTGGCATATCTTTTGATTGAGGGTAAACGAATTTTTGATCATATTTAATTTTAGGATCAAGACCGGGTGCGAAGGGACAATAAGGCGCGGTTTGATCAGAATCTTTATCACTGTCGTAATCTTTCATAAATCTATTCCTTAATTTATGTTTCATAAAATATGATAGGATCTTTAAACAGATTTGAGCATGTGAATTGCAATCAAGATCACGCACATGCAATATCACTTTCTCAATCCGCGTAATGTCTTAGCTAAACGTGCGCGCTTCGCTTCCTTTGGATTTTCGGAATGCATTGCTTTCTCTAACTTCTTTTCAGGGATTTTTTTGCCTTTCTTTACATGAAGCTCTTTTCTAAGAGCACCCGGTTTTTTTATTGCATCTTGAATCCATTTCTCTTTAGCCATTGTCTTTATCCTTTTTAACTGCTTCTAATTCATCAAGGCGTTTATTGAGTTCAACGAGAGGGGCATTGTTGGAGAAATACTTCCAATGACGACGTTCGAGCAGCCATGCTTTAGATTGCCAACCTTCTTCACGATCATGCAAAGTAGCTGCATTTTCTTTAATACGAGTCGCTTCTGCTCTTTTTATGTCCTGCACAAACTGAGAGAAATCCGAATTAATATCAGCAGCTAGATCATTACGCCCTTGTTCCAGCCAATCATATAAAACACGTTCGCATACACCATTGGCTACAGCTGCTATCTCGTAGGGCACATATTTAGAAATGTCGTTGATAATTGCTTGCCGACGTTCTGGGGTAAATTTAGAAGGGCGTCCGCCTGGATGAGTCATATAACCTGCAATTCCTTTGCAATTGATTGCGTTAATATGCTACAGAATTTCACATTATGCAAGGCGTTTTGTGTGCATTATTTAAGTATTGACTTATACCTAATATTCGGTATACTACTATCTTAATAATACATAACGAGAAAATAAAAATGGATAAATTACCATCTCACCTACAAAAATATATAGATCTAAATAACGCTAAGCCAAAAAATGAACAAATTAAATTCGGTTATAAAATAGAAGAAATAGATTGTGACGAAATTTTTAAACTACACGAAGAAAAATAGATGGGTGGGGAAGATGATATTTATAGAATACATATAAAAGAAAAAGAAGAATACAGAATTAGAGTAATGGAAAATCTAAATACTCTTCATCTGCATTATGAATTTGAAACTTTTGAAGAATGGAAAAAAGAAAGAGAATATTAATGAAAATTTATATTGTTTTTACAGGCGGTTGTTACCCTTATGCTGATGGAGATATCATTGGTGTATTTTTAAATAAAAAAGCTGCGCAAGATATGAAAAGAGAATCTAAAAGTGGTGAAACCTTTATGGAAGAACATGAGGTAATCGAATGACATTTATGGATGGCCTTAGATGGAAATGTATTCATTATCATGAAGAATTAGATACCGATAATTCAATTTTATGTATAGAAACTACGATGGAAGCTAAATATAGAAATGGATATTTAATTAAGGAAATATTTCACGATCATTCTGTAGATAAAAGAACTTTTTCAATAACATTTGTACCTGGAAAATAAAATGACAGAACAAGAAAAACTTTTGATAACCAAATACGAGTTATTGTTTGAATCATACTTAGAAAAGACTGAAGCTACGATGGATTACATGTGTAAATATATAGATGAGAGTTTTAAGGAAATGAAATCAGCTCTTTGTTGTGTGTTTTGCATCATTTTAGGTTCTTACGGTATTTTACTAGGATTAATGGCCTAAGGATTTCATTGGTTTTAATGAGGAATAAATAATATGTTACCTTTACTCGCGGCAATCTTTTTAATTTTTGTTTCTTTTTATATTTTTGGGATATACACCTTTTTAATTGCTGGAGTTGTTCTAGCACTGGGGATATTAGGTGCCGCATAAGGAAATTTAATGACAAAAAAAGAATCCAATAAGAATGCCTTCAAAACATCTATCTATTTACCCACTCAAGACAGACTAATGCTGGATTATTTATGCAAAGTGCATGACGCAACGCCGAGTGCTACTATTCGGCGATTAATTACGGAAGCGTACTCGATTATTAAATATGTGGAGCAAAAGCAGTGGACGATAAACAATTAAAAGATGTATTTACTGAAATATGTGAACAAGAGAATTTTTCTGATGAATTCAAAAGGTTTTCACGTGATGCTATAGTGATATTAAAATTATGCGAAATGTATAAAGAAGGAACTGGAAAAAAAATAACAAAAGAAAATATTGAAGATGATAAAGGGGTTATAAAATTCATAATGGCTACTATTCCTTTGCTAAATAAATTGGGAACTGGCATTTACTTATCTGAAAATATGATTAAAAAAATAGTATTAGGTTTTCAATATCTGGAGCAAAAATAATGCCTTGTATAGTAGATATAACTCAATCAGATCAAATAGCACATTTTGAAATTTTATTATGCAAAGCATGTAAATTCTTAACTAAAGAACAAATAAATTCTTTAGTAAATCCAGGTTCAGGACTTCTGGATGGATTTTAATGGTATAAAACTCATTTGTTTTTAGATTATAGTTGTAATCAAAATGAAGAAAAAAAAGAAATAGCATTAAAAGAACTAAAAAGATTCGGACATTCTATTGTAAAAACAGACGATGGATATGAACTTATTTAATTAAGGAGAGGAAAAATGACTGACTATCAAAAAGGTTACTGTGAAGCATTAGAAGAACGTAAAAACATGATGCTAGTCATGCTAGATAATGATGGAAATTTTAGTAAAGAAGAGATCTATGAAAGAATTAATGACTTTATAATATTTAAAGTAAATCAACGGA